CGCTGGCGCTATGAAGTCTGGTGCTGAAACGTCAACTCAGCATTCTGAGAAGAATCTGAAAGATGCTCTTGAGAAACAGACTTACGTTCAGAATTCTGCACTTCAAGCAGATGCAGGTTTGAAACGTGCTCAGTCTGTCGCTGCTGATTCTTCTTCAAATCTGATGTGGTCTCAGACTAAAGGTCAGGAGATTGCTAATAAGATTCAAGAAGAGAATTTGAAGCAAGCGAAATTCATGACTCAGAATTCTGCTATTGCTTCTGAGAAGCAGAAGTTAGCTTTTGATTATATGAAAGAGCATTCTGGTGCTTGGAAGTTTGGTCAGTGGATGAATCTGATAAATCCGTTTAATACGACAGCACCAGTGACAAATTCTGCGATTGGCGCTGCTCATCTTGCGAAATGATAGATACGATCCTTAAGTTCGTTAATGTTTTGTTGAATTCTGGTTCAGCAATTTGGGAGGCCTTTAAGGCCGTTAAGAAACTTTTTAAAAAGTGAGGTTTATATGTCTCGTCGTCGTCATAAGCTTTCTCGTAAGGCATCTAAGCGTATTTTCCGTAAAGGTGCATCACGCACGAAGACTTTGAATACTCGTGCTACGCCCATGCGTGGCGGTTTTCGTATCTAAAGTACGAAAAAATCGTACGTTTGAACTTGAGGGTTAATCCTTATTGTTTGACATAGTAGTCATCTTTAACGTATTCACCAAGTTGAGCAAATTCAACATTTTTTACATTTGGAGGTTAAGATGGCTACTAAGCGATTTATGATTTTTCTTCAAGATTTTGGTGAGTGCTGGCTCGTCCCTGGTGAAACTGTTTACTATGGTCGTTTGAAGCACGTTTTGTGGTCGCTTTGTCAGAAGCAGCCCGATGGCAGTGATCGCACTTTAATTTCTGTCGCTTGTCGTCCGCGCTCGACTCGTGCGGCGATTCTTCGTGATCTTTCTGCTGAGTTGCGTGCTGTATGCCGTGTTTCCATCCAATGACAGCGTATCGTCTTGCTGGTCAAAAGACTAAAGATGGACAACGTAATGCGATAACGTTTGATCCGTCCAAAGCTATTCCCTTTAGTGAGTTCAAAATTCCTTGTGGACAATGCATTGGTTGCCGTCTAGCGAAATCTCGCGAATGGGCTGCTCGTTGCGTAGTTGAAGCGAAGTCACATAAGAACAACATGTTTCTTACGTTGACTTATGATGATGCTCATTTGCCTGCCGATGGCTCACTTCATTACGAGCATTTTCAGCTGTTCATGAAGCGCATGCGTAAATACTTCATGAGCCGGTTTGGTCAGACGCTTCGCTTTTTCATGTGTGGCGAATATGGTGACAAGCTTGGCCGTCCCCATTATCATGCAATTATTTTTGGCGTGACTTTTGTAGATAAGCGGCTTTGGTCAATTCGTCGAGGCAATAACTTATATCGTAGTCGTACGCTTGAGAAGCTTTGGCCTTATGGTTTTAGTTCCATTGGCGCAGTTAATTTCGAGACTGCGGCTTACGTTGCTCGTTATGTGACAAAGAAAATTACTGGTCCTTTGAAGCTATCGCATTATGACGGTAAGGTTGCCGAGTTTTGTCATTGCTCATTGAAACCTGGTATTGGTCATGATTTTTGCGAAAAGTACATGACTGATATTTATACTAATGATCGTCTTATTCTTAGCGAGAAGATAATGATGTCTCCTCCGGCTTATTTTGATAAGTTGCTTGAGCGTTCTGATATCGTTCGCTTTGAAGAGATAAAACGTCTTCGCGAAAAGCGAGGTCGTGATTTTGAAGATACTGGCGAAGCTTCGCCGCAACGTCTTTCAGTTCGTGAACGCGTCCAAGAGCTGAAAGCCGCCAAACTCAGGCGCGTTATGGAAGAGAATCAATCATGATCCTTAAAGTTTTTTCCGTTTTCGATTCGAAACTTCAGGTTTTTAATACGCCGTTTTTCAGCCGTTCTGCAGCTGATGCGTCTCGGTCTTTTTCTGATCTCGTTCGTGATAGTCGTACTACTGTCGGTCAGCATCCCGACGATTTCTTTCTTTACGAGATCGGTCAGTATTCTGATGAGACTGGAGAGCTTGTAGCCTCTGCTCCGACACAGATTGCCGCCGCGACTGCTTTCGTATCTACGATTGAGGGCCCTAAAGCGGCCGCGCCTGCTAAGGCCGAAGTCTAAGTACAGACGCGGCCGCAACATTGGAAATTCTTTTAATCAGTCCTCGCGCAGTTCGAGGACTTTTTTATATGGAGCTTATATGAAGTTCAAAATTAATCACACAAATGCTACCGCTGAAGGTATCGTTTTTACAGACCCTTCAATGACCCAACAGCACTTCAAAGATGAAACGATGATCGATAACATCTTGCAGAAGTATGCTGAGACAGGCTTTTTGACTGATCCTTTTTCGCCGAAGCGTCCGATCCAATTCGGCGATTTTTCTGATGTTACGGATTTTCAGACTGCTCAGAATTCTGTTGCTCGTGCCACAGAGTACTTTGAAAGTTTGCCATCGCACATTCGCGCTTCTTTTAGTAACTCTCCCGCCGAATTTCTTCAGGCGCTTAACGATCCTGAACAGAGAAGTAAGCTCGAAGAGCTTGGTTTTGTTGCTCCTGAGCCTTCTAAAGAGCCTCAGTCCACTCCCGCGACTGAGGTTAAACCGTCTGATTCTGACAACAACGGGTAATTACTAATAACCTATATAAGGGATGGTTTCCATCCCTTCAAAATCCCTTCGATCGCCCGCTTGCGGCGATCTTTTTTTTCAGATATCTCAACGATTTGCGCACGGGTACACACCGGAAACAGTTACGTACTTGATGTAACTGTTTCCGGTGACACCCCGATGCACGTGCGGGTACCCAACGCACTGCTCGAATGTTTGCTTTCTCTTTGACTTGTGGTATATGCTTTGCCCTACGGTGATAAAGCTTTTTGAGAGTTGGGTTTTGGAGCCGTAAGGCGACCGGTCGATGTGAGGGCTTTCTGACTGGTCGCCTTTTTTTTATTTATAGCTATTGGATAAGTACATGTCTTCTGTTAATCGTTCTACTCAGCACCTGTTCTCTCAGATTCCTTCGACTCAGATTCCTCGATCTGTTTTTGATAGATCTCACGGATATAAGACAACTTTCAATTCTGGTTATCTTGTACCTTTTTATGTTGACGAAGTACTTCCTGGCGATAGTTTTAAGCTGACTGCTACTTTGTTTGCTCGTTTGGCTACGCCGATTGTCCCTTTCATGGACAACCTGTACTTAGAGACTTTCTTCTTCTTTGTTCCTAATCGTCTCGTTTGGGACAACTGGCAGAAATTTAATGGTGAACAGAAGAATCCTACGGACTCTACGGACTTTCTGATTCCTACCGTTTCTGGCACGAATGTTCAGAATCAAACGCTTTGGGATTATTTCGGTCTTCCGACCAATGTCAATAAAGCTTTGAAAGTAAATGCGCTTCCTTTCCGCGCTTACAATTTGATTTTCAATGAGTGGTTTAGAGACGAGAATCTTCAAGAATCTTTGAAAGTTCCGACTGGCGACGGTCCTGATAATCTTTCTGACTACAGTTTAGTTCGTCGTGGTAAGCGTCACGACTATTTCACGTCATGCTTGCCGTGGCCGCAAAAAGGTCCGGGCGTGGAGATTTCGCTTGGTGGTACTGCGAAGGTCTCTGGCGATTTCAGTTTGGCTGCTCAGTACGGTTCGTATCATGTTGATAACGGCATTAGTTCTGTTTCCAATTGGTCTAACTCTTATCCTGTTTCTTTTACTGATTCTGTTTCTTTAGGTTCGAAGGATCAGCGATGGGGTCTAGTTCCTAAATCCGTTCCTTTGAGTATTACTGCAACTGATCCTTCGGATCCAGGAAAAATTTCTTTTTATGCTGGTCGTGGTTTAGTTTTAGCTAACAATTTGTCTGCAGATTTGTCTGGTGCTACTCCGATTTCCATCAACGACCTTCGTCAAGCTTTTCAGATTCAGAAGCTCTATGAGCGTGATGCCCGCGGCGGTACGCGATACACAGAAATCTTGCGTTCTCACTTCGGTGTAATCTCGCCTGATGCTCGTTTGCAGCGTCCTGAGTACCTCGGTGGTTCGTCTGCTCGCATTTCGATCAATCCTGTCCAGCAGACTTCATCTACGAATGACACGACTCCGCAAGGCAACCTTGCCGCTTACGGTGTAGTCTCAGATAGCTTCCATGGCTTCTCTAAGTCTTTTGTTGAGCATGGTTACGTTTTTGGTTTTGTGAATGTTCGTGCTGATCTTACCTATCAGCAAGGTCTGAACCGCATGTGGTCGCGCCAAGGTCGATTCGATTTTTATTGGCCCGTTCTCGCGCATCTTGGCGAACAAGCTGTTCTCAACAAAGAGATTTACGCGCAAGGTACTGCTGAAGATGACAATGTTTTTGGTTATCAAGAGCGTTATGCCGAGTATCGTTATTACCCTGGACAGATCACTGGTAAGTTCCGCTCGACCGATCCGCAGCCCCTTGATAGCTGGCATCTTGCTCAGAAGTTCAGCTCTCTGCCAACCCTTTCGTCTCAATTCATTCAAGATAATCCGCCCGTCGAACGCGTAGTCGCTGTGACTAGCGAACCGCAGTTTTTGTTCGATTCGTATATTCGTTTGAAGTGTGCTCGTCCGATGCCTGTTTACTCAGTGCCTGGTTTGGTTGATCATTTCTAAGAGGTTGATATGGTTGTTGTTTTTTGGCTTGCTGTTGTTGGTACTGTTATTGTTTTTGCTTTAGGACAGTAATCATGGGTTTCGGTTGGGCTGAAGCGATAGGCGGTGCAGCTAATTTCGGCAGTTCTGCCTTGTCTGCTTATGTTGGTTGGAAGCATCAGAAAGAGGTGATGAAGAATCGTCACCAGTGGGAAGTTGAAGATCTTCGTAAAGCAGGTCTTAATCCAATTCTTTCTGCTGGTGGTTCAGTACGCCACTGACGCAATGACCTCCTGGAACAGCGGCCACTCTCAGGGGACCAGCATCGATAACAAC